TAAGTAAATAATCAATAATAAGATATAGAAATGGCTACAACTACTAGCATTACTACAACTTACGCAGGTGAATTTGCAGGGAAATACCTCTCTGCTGCCTTGCTAAGTGCTGATACTATCGAGGGTGGTGGTATCACGGTTAAACCAAATGTGAAATTCAAGGAAGTAATGAAGAAAGTATCTACGGATGCTATCGTCAAAGATGCTACTTGTGATTTCTCTGACACTTCAACGCTTACACTTACTGAGCGTATTCTTCAGCCTGAGGAGTTCCAAGTGAACCTTGAGCTTTGTAAGAAAGATTTCCGCAGCGATTGGGAAGCAATCCAAATGGGCTACAGCGCATTCGATAACTTGCCACCTGCATTCTCTGACTTCCTTATCGGCCACGTTGCCTCTAAGGTAGCTGAGAAAATGGAGAACAACATCTGGCAAGGCGTTAACGCAACTGCAGGTGAGTTCAATGGCTTCGAAGTATTATGGGAAGCTGATACTGACGTTGTAGACGTAACAGGTACAACCGTTACGGCTGCAAACGTTATCACTGAGATGGGTAAAGTAGTTGATGCTGTACCTACTACTATCTACGGAAAAGAGGACTTGTACCTATACGTTTCTTCTAACGTTGCTCGTGCTTACGTTCGTGCATTAGGTGGTTTCGGTGCTTCAGGTCTAGGTGCTAATGGTTTGAATGGCGAAGGAACTACTTGGTTCAATGGTCAGAACTTGGCATTTGACGGAGTGAAGATTTTTGTTGCACCTGGTTTGTCTGACAATACTATGGCTGCTGCTCAGAAATCTAACTTGTTCTTCGGTACAGGTTTATTGTCTGACACTAACGAAGTTAAGTTGTTAGATATGGCTGACTTAGATGGTTCTCAGAACGTTCGTGTTGTAATGCGTTTCACTGCAGGTATCCAATATGGTATCGGTTCTGAGATTGTTCTTTACAACTAAGAAGTAGTTAATTGACTAATTTAAAGGGCAGGTGGGCTACAGCCTGTCTGCCCTTTTTTAATAAAAATATATTATGGCGTGTACTTTAACATTGGGTAGAAAAGAACCCTGTAAAGATGTAGTTGGTGGCCTAAAGAATGTCTACTTCGTAGACTTCGGAAACTTAGGTACGGTAACAGAGGCATCTGATGAAATCACTGATATGACAGGTGATGCATCAAACAACTTGACTGCGTACAAATACGAACTAAAGGGTAATAGTTCATTTGAGCAGGCAATCACTGCATCTCGTGAGAACGGGACTACTTTCTTTGACCAAACTCTTAGCTTGACTTTGAAGAAATTGAGCAAGGAAGATCACAAAGAAATTAAACTATTGGCTTATGGCCGTCCTCACATTGTTGTAGAAGACTATAACGGAAATTGTATGATGATGGGCTTGAAGAATGGTGCTGACGTAAACGGAGGAAGCATTGTAACGGGTGCGGCAATGGGAGACCTTTCAGGGTACACATTGACGTTCTCAGCGCAAGAGGTGCTACCTGCTAACTTTATGGAAGTAGATGCTACACAAGCAGAGTTCCCATTCAGTGAGTTTGCAGGGTTAACAGGAACAATTACAATTACCGAGGGAACTAACTCGTAATTGATAAATAAGTGTATATTTGTGCTCTAGGGCATAGCACTCTGGTTTGGTTAGAGAGGGGAGACGTTTAAGTACGTCCCCCTCTTTTGTTTTGTAACAATGTCTAGCCAAAAGGGTTAACCTATTATGCATATAGTAAGTACAACAGATAGCACTATCAAGTTTGTCCCTAGAGCCTACGACACATCGCTCTCTGTCGTTATTACAGACGAGGAGACTAACACGAGTAGCACAGAGTCATTAACAGGCACTAGAAGCCGTAATTATGTGGTTATAGACCCTTCCTACTCCTTCAAGGAGGGAAGGTTCTATACGATACGAGTAAGTGGCTCTAACGAGGTCTATAGAGGCCGTGTGTTCTGTACTGACCAAACCGATTACGAGAAGTACACGGTCAACCAAGGGCAGTACACGCAGTACAACTCAGACAATAACGGATACATATACCGATGAGTAACATAAGAATCGTAAACCTCAACAGCTACACTACCCCTGTGGTGCAGGAGAACAACCGCAAGCAGTGGGTTGAGTACGGAGGTGATAACAACTATTACCAATACCTTATAGACCGCTACAATGGGTCAGCAACTAACAACGCTATTATCAATGGTGTTTGTGAGTTGATTTATGGTAAGGGCATTGGTGCAACAGATGCAAGTAGAAGACCTGAGCAATACGCTCGTATGGTCTCAATGTTTTCTAAGCACTGCCTTCGCAGGGTAGTCTTTGATTTAAAGGCTATGGGCCAGGCGGCCTTCCAAGTTATTTATAACGAGGACAAGAGTGCTATCGCACAGGTTGAGCACTTCCCTATTGAGACCCTCCGCTATGAGAAGATGAATGAGGATGGTGAGATAGAAGGCTATTGGTACAGCAAGGATTGGTCTATGATCCGCAAGAAGGGTTATGAGCCTGAGCGCATCCCTGCCTATGGGTATGGGAAAGCAGGCGATAAGCTAGAAATATACTGCATCAAGCCATACAGAGCAGGGTACTATTACTACAGCCCTGTAGATTACCAAGGTGCGTTACCCTATGCTGAGTTGGAGGAAGAGGTAGCTAACTACCACATTAACAACATCAAGAATGGCCTCAGCCCTTCGATGTTGATTAACTTCAATAACGGCATCCCAACGGAGGAGGAGCGTGAACTGATAGAGCGTAGAATCATAGACAAGTTCTCTGGTACTAGCAACTCAGGCAAGTTCATCCTAGCGTTCAATGATAACAAGGAGATGCAGGCAACTATTGAGCCTGTTCAGCTTTCTGATGCCTCACAGCAGTATGAGTTCCTTTCTGAGGAGTCCTCACAGAAGTTGATGGTAGGCCACCGCATTACCTCACCTATGCTTTTAGGTATTAAGGATAGTTCAGGTTTAGGGAGTAACGCTGACGAGATTAAGACGGCATCGTTACTCTTCCAAAACACGGTTATCCGTAGCACGCAAGAGATGATTCTCGATGCTATGGATGAACTACTAGCCTACAATGATATTAGCTTAAACCTCTACTTTAAGACGTTACAGCCTCTAGAGTTTATTGACTACGAAGGTTTAGATAACGAGACTGCAGAGGAGCAAACGGGTCGTAAGTTCAGTGCTAACGATCCTGAAATTGACTTAGAGGATTTTCTTGAGCAGATAGGCGAAGATGAACCACAAGACGAGGAGTACGAACTCATTGATGTAGACAGCGAGTCTACAGAAGATGAGCCTGAGGACTTTGATGTTGAGGGATACCTTAACGGCCTTGTGAACCTATCTGCTAAGGAGGATTCATCTCAGGACAGCGAACTCTATAAGGTTCGCTATACTTATGTAAAGGGCACGAGTAAGACCCCTGACGGGGAGACTCGTGACTTCTGTAGAAAGATGCTACGCACTAAGAAGTTGTACCGCAAGGAGGACATCGGTATGATGTCAGCCAGAGGCGTAAACAAGAAGTTTGGCCACAAGGGTAAAAACTACTCTATTTTTAAGTACAAGGGTGGCCCTTCGTGTTACCATAGATGGGAGCGTAGAATCTATAAGAAGAAGATAACGAAGAACGGAGAGCCTTGGGGAGGCAATGCCCTTCAGGGTACTAAGTTTGTCAACGTGAACCAAGCTGTTAGGGCAGGGTTCAAGTTGCCAAAGAATCCAAATGAGGTGTCGGTAGCACCTATTGATATGCCAAGACAAGGACACCATCCAAATTACGGGAAATAATGGCTAAGGTTTTATTTATAAAGAAAGAGGACATCGTGCGTAACAGCACTATCAGCGGAAACCTAGATAGTGATAAGTTGCTGCCGTTCATAGAGATTGCTCAGGAGATACACATACAGAATTTCTTGGGATCAAAGCTCTACGACAAGATACGAAACGACATTATAGCAGATACTTTACCTGCTGCATACGAGACGTTATTGGATGAGTATGTACAGCCTATGTTGATACACTACGCTATGACGGAGTATTTACCTCACGCAGCCTATACGATTGCGAATGGGGGTGCATACAAGCACTCCTCAGAAGCAAGCGAGTCAATGACTAAGGAGGAGTTAGATTTCTTGAGTGAGAAGCATAGAGATATAGCAGAGCACTACACAAGAAGGTTCATTGATTTTATGGCTTTCAATAACAACACATACCCTGAGTATAATCAAAGTCAAGACGATGATATGTACCCCGACAAAAACGGAGTCTTCAACGGTTGGAATCTCTAAGCATTACAAGCCGAAGAAGAAGAACGTTGAGAAGTTGAAGAAACTGATAAAGAAGATAGAGAAGAATGGCAACTGATGAAAAGGGCTACGGCTCAATCTACGGCTCTACCTGGTGGGGAAGTGGCGATGCTTTCACCAACACGATAGGTTGGGGAAGTGCAATGTTTTACATATTAGACCCTGCACAATTCCAGAACCGAGCGTTAGCGGATGGAGCGGTAGTAGAGGCTTTTGAATGTGTAAGTAAGTCTTTAAGAAGATTCCCACAGGCTGACTTAGGTAGACAGTTGTTTGATGCCTACGACCTCAGAGTCGAGACGGCATCAGGATCAACAGAGGCAAGAACCTGTACTATTAACGAATTGAACGAGATATTATGAGTTTATATAAGGATGCATCATTAGCAATGATACCCTCTGCTTACAAGGATGGTAAGTTGTATAGTATTAGACCTACTGATGGTAGTGGAGATTTTACTTTTAGTAGGGGTTCAAATCTTGCTGCTACGAGGGTAGATGTTAATGGCTTAATTGAGAAGGGTAGAGAGAAT